GAATTGAGTGACATGCCCGTCAATCGAGACAAGAAACACCTTGTCGAGAGCCGTGCGAGCAACATCATACAGAGTGCCATCAATCTATTTGAGCAGTTGGAAAACATGTATGAACCTGACCAAGCGGATGATCTTCAACGCAAGTTCATCAATGCGATACGTACTCGTGATCCTCGCAAGTTTTATCGCTCTGTGAGGCGTAAGGATGAAGATTAAGGAAGTCATATACGAGGAATCCTTCCTCGACAAGATCAAGAAAGCCATACAGGGTGACGAGAGAAAGATGCTACCTCCCGATGCTCCATTTGCCAGTAGGGTCACTAGGGCGACACAGGACGGTGACTTGGCAGAATTGGGCAAGGCAGGCGCAAAATTATGGCTTGGAACTGTGCAACGGCTAGAGAGACAGAATCAGGGACCATTGAGTGACTCGCAGTATCAGAAGGGATTGACTGACTTCGTTGACGGCACGTTATTGGGCAGATACCCGTTGAGGGGATTACAGAGAGAATATCCGGAGGCCTACAAGGAAGTGGACACTGCCGTCAGGAAGGTGTTGGCCAATAGACAGGATGCCGGTGTGTGGAGAGACTCCTTCACGAGGATAGCGGCCACAGTGGCAACCATCGTTCCGGACATGGCACCCGCTACTCCAGGACCACAGCCACCGAGACAAGGTGGAGTCAACTATAACGACACACGGCCCTTTGATGTTGATTCAGGTAACATAGCCAGGATCCCTGGACCTCAGAAATTTGAGCTCGACCTCAATAAACCGGATCAGCGAGCAATTTACGACAAGATAAGAAGAGAATTCCTCGACGGGGAATTACAAAATCAATGATAATAAGAGAAGGTGGAAATGTATTCAAGGACGCCGACGGTAATCCCCAGACACAGAGGATCAACAAACAGGACGTCCAACCCACGGTAGGTTACCTAGAGAAACTTACGGGACTTCCGCTCCTACAAAACATGCTGGGCTCGACGGGCATAGCACAATCAAGCGGTGACTTGGACCTAGCAGTAGACGACAAGTCGATGTCTAAGGAAGAACTCTACAACAAACTGGCACAGCACGTGACATCACAGGGATTGGATCCCAAGGACTACATAGCCAAGTCGGGTGTTTCCGTACATTACAGGACGCCCATCAGTGGACAGGCATTGAACGGCTTCGTACAGACAGACTTCATGTTCGGCGACTCACAATGGCAGAAGTGGGCAATGGCAGGCGCACCCGAAGGCTCAGAGTTCAAGGGCAGACACAGGGCCATATTGTTATCCAGCATAGCCAAGGGAAGGAATTTGAAGTTCTCAGTACAGAACGGGCTGATGACTAGAGACACCAACAAATTGGTAACCAAGGATCCCGATGAGATAGCACGCATATTGGTGGGAGGCACGGAAAAGGATCTCGCCAGCGTGGAATCGATAATCAAGAAGATCAAGACTGATCCGGATTACGAGCAGTTGGTAGCGGATGCCAAGGAAACATTTGCCAAGGATGGATTGAACTTAGATGCCATGACAGAGGCAAACTTCATGCGACAGTTGAGAGATCGCATAGTCAATCAGGGCATGTCGATGATCATCGAGGCGGCACGCATAGAACATCCGGAAGATGAGATATTCAATAGCGGTGAGAGCGGAGCCCTTAGGGCCATAGAACAACTGATTAACCTACCACAGAAGGCACAGGATATCACCATAAAGTGGGACGGCAAACCAGCAATTATATTTGGTAGAGATACCGATGGCAAGTTCGTGCTGACTGACAAGTCAGGCTTTGGAGCCAAGACGTATTCGGGTATGGCTAAGACACCAGAGGAACTGGAAAAGATCATGACGATGCGTGGTGGTGATCGTGCGGATTTGATCAACATGTACAAGGCATTATGGAAACCACTAGAAGCACAAACTCCTGCGGGATTGGAAGGTTTCTTCCAGGGAGACCTGTTATATGTGGGAACACCCCAGAAGAAGGGCAACAAATACGTATTCACACCCAACACTGTTACATATTCAGTTGATACGGACACAGACCTAGGCAAAGAGATAGCGAACAGCATGGCGGCAGTCGCAGTACACACATATAAGACGGGTCCAGAGGACAACGGACAACCTTTCCATGCTGTGGAAAAACTACCCAAGGGTAGCATACTATTCGTAGGTCCTAAGATGAAGGACACTCCCAAGGTGGACGTGCCCAGGGCCAAGTTGGAACAACTGGCAAAGACTGTCACAGACAATCGTGCGGCCATCGGCAAACTGTTCAATCCAATGTCACTGAGAGAACAACAGATATCAAATCTACCGGCACTGATGAAACAGTTCGCAAACTTCAAGGTCAGGGAAGGTAACTTCAACAACATGGCAGGTAACTTCACACAATGGGCATTGACCAAGGTATCCGAGGGCAAGGGACAGAGACTGGCACAGTATGTAAACGACAACATCAAGGCAGTCGAACTGGTGTTTAAGATATTCAATGCCATAGCAGTCATAAAGACACAGATAGTCAGGTCATTGGACAAACAGGGCAGTGGCATCTCAGCAACCATAGACGGAGAGGGAGGACACGAGGGTTACGTGGCAGGTGGACTCAAGTACGTTGATCGCCTACGCTTCTCAAGATCAAACTTCGCGAAGAACTTACAATAATGGAATTCATAAAGGAACTGGTGGAATCAAGGATGTACAGGCGCCTGAGCCAGATGAAGGGCAAAAGCGTCACGGACATCGCAAATCAGATGTTCAATCATCTATTGATGCTACGCGATCTCTATGAACTAGACAAGCCTAAGGCTATGTCGTACGCACAGGAGATAGTTAATAATCTCAGTTTCAATGGCTTCCGTATGAGCATGCCGGATCTATACAACATGATAGTCATGGTAATGGAACAGCACAAGTACGCTGATCATCTATTCAATGACTGGAAGATAGTCCTGCCTGAGATGCGTATCAAACGTGTGTTCAGAGACATGGCATCCGGCAACCTAAACTCGAGAGACTTCGCACAGCTCATGCTGATATTACAACGCAAGATGGATCTTGACGCTGATCAGATGCGTATGCGTAGGATGGTTCAGACTCCACAACTAACCAAGAGCGATTACGTCTGGATGCGTAAGCGTCTGATCCAGATAACTCGCCGTGCGATCAACTCAGATCTACACGAGATATACAAAAAAGCCGTAGCCAAATAATGTGCTTTGATTATTTCTATATTTTGGACTAAATAAGTGTAGGGACATTACGATCCCACATATTAGGAGATTAAGAAAATGGCAACATTAACAAAAACACATCCAGCGGCAACTACTACTGATACCGAACACGGTCAGAATTTGCACTTCTTCACAGTTGACTATGTAAATGCTAACGCATCAACAGGTCCAGAAGGTGCTCAACAAGCAGTTTTACGTGCTATCGAAGACACAGCGACTATCGCGGCTATCGGTCCACTACTTGACACAAACTCACAGCAAACATTTGCTGTTGAAGCAACAGGTGGTAACGGCACAGTTGTAGCGGCTACATTACAAGCGGCTATCCGTGCTTTAGGTACAGTTGACTCAGTTGACTTATCTTCAGCAACAGTTACAGATACAAAATTAGGTATCTTAACAGCGGCTGTTGTATCATAAGTTTAGGCTTATAATTAAAGAAGCCCACTTTTTACGGTGGGCTTTTTTATTGGCGTAAATATCAGCATGGAACAACGGGAACTATTCGAGACATCCTACATCTATGAGTCACCGGACGGCGGCAAGACCATCTATAGGCGCAGGATGGGAGATAAAACAATGGAACGTGAATTGGTCAAGCAGTTAGATCATGACTACTTTGATTACAGCCATTGGGCCTATAGGCAGGATTGGGACGAGTTAGCCAAGAATCCCGCGGTCAGGGATTGCCTGGATAGGTTGAGGGTCATGGTTGAATTGGTGAGAGAAGCATGATAGTCTGTTGGACACTGGCTGATATCACACAGACTGGATTCACCAGAAAACCCACCAACGAGCATGAGATCAAACTGCGTAACCAGCAACGCAACTTTGAGACATTCCTACAACTTATAGGCATGCGTAACCAGCCCACCCTGATGCTACCTCCCGCAGTGTTGGAGGACCAAGATCTCAAGGTATACGGCTTCGGCGAGGACTACATGCAGGCAGTGGGCTTCAAGTATAATGTGTGGATGTTTGCGTTCGACGTGGAACAGCCCACGGCATTTGACAACGAGAACGGCAAGTTACAGGCCCTGATGGATGACTTTGATGGCATACCCATCATCACCGGCCTGGGAGAGACTGCGAAAATCAACAACACAATCAACACTTTAGGCCCTAGGCGCAACACGTTTTTCATGCACGATTTGGGCAATAATGATAAATAATCAGTATAAAGCATCACATAGAACACACATAACTCAGGCTCAAATTGGCTCATTACTAAACACAGATAGGTCGTGTGATAAACTTCCATTGGCGGAAAGAATAGCAGTATGAGTACAACTAAGATTGAGAAACAGAACTTAGAAGCCCACGTTGAGTTATGTGCCGAGAGGTATGAGGCATTGGAAAACAAACTAGACGCGGTGGAAAAGAAAGTTAGTAAGTTGGAAGAAGTGGTCTACGAGATCAAGGATCTCGTAATGGGCCAAAACGAAAAACGTAACCAGCAACTAATAAGATGGGGAGTTACTGTTATAGGTTCTCTCTTAGCAGTCGTTGCCTGGTTCATAGCACAGAATCTAGGTTAAGCTCATGCGCCAGGCTGAGGCATACAAGCGTCTTAGGACCATTGCCCGACAAGGATTGGATCAAGTTCGTAAGAACGTCATTGTCAAACGGAAGGACGACTATCTCGCTTTTGATAGGTACAGGATCGTAAGATCCCATGACGGATTCAAGGTGTTTCATCATGTCAATGAGGTACATGAGTTCCTGAATTCACAGATGGCAACCACGTATTGCACATTGGATACCTTCGGAAGGACCAATGAAGCGATGACCACGAAGAGAATCGACGAGGTCATCCAACGCAGGATGTTTGATCTTGCTGTTGCTGAAAACACTATTAATAAAAGTAGCGATAAAGAAAAAAGAGTAACTGCGGCAATTAGAGCACAGGAAACAGTGTTAGAAATCAAGGCGTTAAAGAAAGACGCAGAGCAGTATATAAACCTGGCTAAATATATCCAAGAGAAGGAATTGGACAATGAAATTAACAGACATAGCACCAAAAACAGACGTTAGACTGATCACAAAGGTGATGAAATCATATTTCGCACCCAAGATTGATGTTTCTAACATATCTGAAACCAAGGCTCGTGCGATGCTCACTAAGACTAGAGCATTAATCAAAGAGGCAAAGAACACTCCAGCATTACATACGAGCGAGAAATCACCGGCATACTTGGAATTATTGATGCTTGAACAGGCATTGAGAGCAAGGATCGCTGAAGCGGGTGCGGACAGTCCTTCATACGCAAACGGCACAGCATATCAGTCAGCAGTTAAGAACGCAATCGCTCCGGACATCAAGGAACCTGATGAGGACGAGGAAGAAGACGAAGATATGGAAGAAGGTTCATGTGGTTCTAAGCGTAAGATGGGCGAATATGGCAAGAAGAAAATGAAAGAATCCAAGTTAACGGAGTCCGAGGTAGAGACGGCACAGGTAGTATTGGCCGCACAGGACATGGTTGACAAGATCGCAGGTTGGATGGAAGACGTTGCGGACATGCAATACAAAGATCTGCCAGGATTAGTGGAAATGATGCGTAATGAAATTGG